CTTAGCCCCACGATGGGTTGTCTCAAGATTCCAAGTACCTGTTGCGGTAGCAAAAGAACTTGGCAGCTACTCAATTAACAGAACAACAGGCAGACCTGTAAAGAACAACCTTGTTGCAAAGCAGATAGCAAAAGACATGGTGGGCTTCGCTACGGTTATAGGCGGGATAGCTACACTACTTTCGCTGAATGGCTTCCAAGTAGGAACCGACCACCGCAAGTCAGACTTCCTTAAGCTTACTAAGGGCAGGACAAATATCGACTTAACTGCGGGAATGGGTTCTGTATTCAGGTTTATATTCAGGGCGGGAAGCGTGTCTCTCCAAGGAGCAACAGAAGGCGAGCCGTTCCGCGGTAAGCTTCTGTCAGCTACAGGTGTTGAATACGATAAGAACCTTTGGGATGTCTCATCAGACTTCCTTAACATGAAGTTCAGCCCAGCCGTGAGAACTGTAGACACGCTTGTTACAGGTAAGAACTTCTATGGTGAAGACATAGATGCTGAACGGGCATTCCTTCCAACTGACCTTAAGACTCTGCAAGAGTGGGCACCTCTATGGATACAGGAAGTAACTGATGCAGCAGAACAGCTTGGGACAAGTTCAGCAGCATCGCTACTCATACCTGCACTTGCAGGTTTGAACGTTGCAATATATCCCGACAAGAATGACCTTGCGCTGGAAGCCCTTGGTAGAAACTACACAGAAGCATGGCCTTTTGAGCAAGAGTCTATCGACATGCTTTACTACACAGAGAGTAGATTCTCTCCAAGTGAATACTCGGAGAACAACTACGCCCTTAACTCGTTGTTCCTTGATGAGATGGAAAAGGTTTTAAGTAATCCTAATATCAGCGATACGCAGAAGTCTTATCAGATTTCCAAGAGATACCACGATCTCAACAAGGAGAAGCGAGGAATTAGACTCCAAGCTTTCGGTGCTGACGACCAAGGGCGAGAGGATGAATACCCGTTAAGGGTTGCCCAACAGGAGTTCTATGAGTACAAGGACAGCCTTTACGATCCCGCAACATTTGCAGGATCGAACTCAGCCTATGAATATGCTGAACTCCTTGAACAGATATACCTTGATGGTCTTACTGAAATAGAGCGTGAGTACATTCTTGCAAACATGTACATGCTCCCCTTGCCGATGGAGTTGCTTGACCTAAAAACTACAACGGGCGAATCTCCGGGCTGGGTGAAACGAGTTACCCAAGCAAGGGAAATTCAGGCAAAGGTTGTTCGCAGGCACGGCCTTGAAGCTGCACCCTTTGATCCCTCACTATACGAAGAGACTCGCGAGATGCAGAGAAATATAGGCGGGGAAACGTACGCGCAGGAAGTTGCCATAGTCAACTAGCTTGCCTTATTATTTGTAAACCTAAACAAGTGAGATGTGCCATCTAACTGGTGTTATATCTCGGAGACAAAGAAAATATGGTTACAGAGCGTAACGACATAAGTACAGAATCTCAGGTAGAGACTACCGAAGTTCCTTTGGATACGCCTGCTCCGACTGAAACTGAGACAGTAACAGAACAAGTTGAGCAGCCTACGCCAGAGGTTGAGAGTAATGAATCTATCGAGGTTGTTGCAGAGTCTGCACCTCAACCACAGTCTGAAGCATCGACACCAGTACAGTCGAGTGAGGAGTTCCGTAAGTATCAGTCGTCCACCGACAGGCGGATGGCTGACTTAGAAAGTAAGCTACAAGAATCAGAAACAGCACGCGTACAAGCTGAACAGCGCGCAAACCTAGATAACCTGAACCAAGAAGTTCAGGCTTACGAGCAGCAGCTTCGCACGACGTATATCAACCAAGGCATGGATGATGTGACCGCTGGGCAAATAGCACAGCAGAACGCAAACATGGCGAAGGAAGCATATACAGCGAAACTTGAGGCTCAAAGGGTTGCTCAACAGCATAAGGAAGCTGAAGCCCAGCTAAATACTAGGACTCAACTTGCCAAGGCTTATGAGTTAGCGAGTCAGTACAAGGTTCCATATGCAGAGTTACAGGACTTTCCTGACCCTGTATCTATGGAACGGCACGCAAAGGCTCTTTCTAGGATTCAAGGTTTAGAGGGGAGAATCCAACAGGTGACTCCACCCCAACAACTCGCAGGTAGCGCACCTTCTGCTGACGTAGCACCCACAAATGCCGAAGACGTTTTGGATAGATACAACGCAGGTGATTCTGCAATAACTACTGAGATGGCACGTTCAGCCGCGCAGCGGTTAGGCATGACTATCTTTGGCTGAGGTATAAGAAATGGCTTCTGTACAGACCAGTACAACTGGTAATTTACAAAATATGTCACGAATTATGCTTGCTTCGGCTAGGTATACCGAAGAGCATAATGCGCCAATGGTAGGACTTATTGAAAAGTTCAGCCTTGGTAAAGGTGAATATCAACTCACGATCCCCAAGGTCGCCCAGATGGATGCTGAGGACTTGGTAGAAGGTCGTGACATGATCGACAGCGAGGACATTGATATTTCAACTGTCACCGCTACCACCGCTGAAGTAGGACTGAAGGTAATTGTTACCGACACTCTTCTCCAGCAAAACAACGAAGATGTGTTTAAGATCATTGGTCGCCAGATGGGTGACGCAATGGCTCGCAAGAAGGACACAGACATCATTTCTTTGTTTCCAACTCTAAACGGTGGAACAAAACTTGGCGCAGATGGTGCAAACCTTTCCCTTGCTAACGCATCAGCACTCGTTGCTACTGCAAAGTCAGACTTATTTGGTTCTGATATTTTTGTGGTACATCACCCCAATGCTGTTTGGAAGCTGGCAACAGATGTTGGCAATACCCTTGCCACCTATCCACTCCCTGACGCTTTCAACAAGCCAGCGGTAAAAGATTACTGGACAGGTATAAAAATCTCTGGTGTTCCGTTCTTTGAAGACGGGAATATCCAGAAGGTTTCTAGCGTTGATTCCGGTTATGGAGTTATCGCCGACAAGACGGCTATGGGTCATCTTGCTGCTAGGGCAAGGCGAGAAGAGCGTGAGCGGGACATTTCCCTGCGAGCGCATGAAGTGGTTGTCACTGAAGATTACGCAGTGTTTGAAGTTGACGACACCCGTGGTGCTGCAATCCAGTACGAAATCGGAAACCCGTCAACTAGCGCATAAGTTAGTTTTTATTAGGAGGCTCTTGTGGTTAAATCTGGTTTGCAAGGTATGACTATTGGTGGGGTTACAAAACGATCCTACTGGAAATACGAAGCCGATATGGATGCTTGGGTTGAATGCCCTAATCTCCCTGTTTCGTATGAAGACGTATACTTACAGCGAGGTTTCCGCAAGAGTCCTCCTGAAAAAAAGGATGTAACGATAACCGAGTCCTCTAACATCGGTAATCGCAGGACTAAAGAGCCTGTAAAAAATACGAGGTAAATTCTCATGGCATTTCCAACTAGTATCTCGGGATCACCGGGATATGAAAAGGCAGCGACTACTACACAGAAGCACCGCCTTGGTACAAGAATGGTTTTCCCTGACGGAAGAACTTTCTACTACTCCTACGCAGCCGAAGCTATTACGGCTGGTAAAGTAACAATGGGTTCGCAAACATCTTCAGGTCACATAAAAGACCTAGCTGTTGCTGAAGCTGCTTCTGCTGGAGCGAACCAGATCAAGCTTACCAACTCTACTACTGCTATCACAGGCAGTGGTAAGTACACAGGTGACTTTGGTACTCGCGGTGACTATGTAGATGGCTACGTTTTTATTAATGACGTAGCTGGTGAAGGTCAGATTTTTACAATCGCAGACCACAGTTCAGCAACTGCAAGTGGAACCTTGACCATTGATCTTTACGACAATGACTCGGTTCAGACTGCGCTTACCACTTCTTCGGAAGCAGGTATTCACAAGCCTGTTGGACACTCGGTAGAAGTCTGGGATGTAAATGATATTGACGGGCCACCCCTTGGCGTGCCCGCGCATGACATTGCTTCTGGTGAATACTTCTGGAACCAGACTACTGGCCCGGCAGCAGTTCTTACAAACGGAACTGTTGTGCTTGGTAAGAACGTAATGACTGGCTCTACTACAGATGGTTCTGTAGATGTGATGGCTGATGACTCTAGTGCAGAGTTCTTGGTTGGAGCAGTATTGGCTGTTGGTGCTACCACTGAATACTCATTGGTAGACCTGCAAATTAGGCCGTAATCATTTAGGAGGGCTGGCATGGCAAAGGCAAAGTTGTGGCTTCCTGTGTCCGCAGGAAATCAAAGGCGTAACCTTCGCCAAGTCAGTTCTCCTGAAGGCTTAGAACGCGTTATGGGTACGATGGAAGAGGAAACTTTCAACGTCGGCCCAAACGGGCAGCCTGTGTACATTCCGGGCGCAAGCAGACTCACCGGGCATCAACTCGATGAGATTCTTCACAAGGCAGCCGAACAAGCAGAGGCAGAAGCAAAGGCAGCACAGCCAACGCAATCTGTAAGCAGAGAAAAATTGGATGACCTTAAAGGGGCGTTGAGGTCTATAGCAGACTGGCGCAAAGGTAAGCGCAACAACAAGTAGAGGTTATCGTGGCTGCAATACAAAGCAGAACTAGAGAACAAATACGCCGATCTATTGC